ATGCTGTCCGGTGTCCTCAACGAGATCGTGGGCCTGCTGCCCGTCGTCGTTCCTACCATGATCGGCTTTATTGCTCTTCGCAAGGGCATTAGCTTTGTTCTTGGTATGCTTCGTGCCGCCTAACGTAGGCGAGACAATGAGTAGGGGAATCTGTTTCCCCTGCTCTATTTCTATCTTTAGGAGGTTTTATGAAAAGTCCTTTTCAACGAATAGCGGCTCTTGCCCTCTGTTTCACGCTTACCCTCGGCGCGTTCGCGTACCGTCCGAGCGAAGCTAAGGCTATCGCTGGTGTGGATGATGCTGTGGTCATTGGCGCTCTGCTCTCGGCCTTTGCTGGTGGCTGCGGCCTTATCTTCTCCAATAACGGCATGACAAGCGGCGAATTGGCGCAGGGCCTGACCGACAAATGGAACGAGTTCAACGAAGCTGCTGAAAGTGGCGCTTCCTCTTTCGCTGCTTGGCTCGGCTTCGAGGATACAAGCGCTCTTTTGGGTGCTCTGTCCTTTTCAGGGGGTAAGCTGGTAATTCCTCGCGCCATTGCTCGAAAATTCGCGGATTTTACAAATTGGCTGACACAGAATTTAGGCGTAACTGCCGGTGGTGAGGAAAAGCCTACTTTTTCGTCCTCTGGTGTAGCAAATTGCCAGTTTCTTACATGGGACAATAGCGATCGTTCGTATGTGTATAACGGCCAGCGTCGTAACGTTGCTCTTACGCGCATTTCGGCGAGTGATTATACCGGCTATATTTATGACTTTGATTTGGGTTCGCCTTTATATTCTTATGCTGATTTTGAGACACTTTCGCCTGTGTCCTTAACTTTAGATGGAAAGAGCGTTGCTCTTATTGAATGGGATCCGTCAAATGATGGTACGATTCGGATTTCATTTTATTATAATTCTTTTAGAGGTAGCAATCGCTATTATAAAGGTGGTGTTTCCTTTGTTAACTACAAGGCAGAGAAGTATAAAAGCGTATATATTGCTAAACTTCCTGATGGTTTAGCTTTTCTTGAATATGGCGTCCACGCTATAGATGGTGTGGAAAAAGAATATGTTCGTGTCTTGCAGGCTTCTGATTCGCGTATTCGGTTTACTCCTGATGATGTTTTAGAATCTCGCCTTTCCGTATTTGCACCGTCTTACTACAAGAATCCCACTATTGATTTGCCTGCCGAGGGGGAGGAAGCTGCAAACCCTACATTGTCCGGCGTCGGTGACGGCACGGCCACGACCATTGAGGGCTTATTGCAGCAGATTCTCGCCCAGCTTCAAGCCAATACCTTAGCGCCAACTTTGACCGTGGACGGCACGCAGACAGGCGGCAATACCGGCACGGACGAGGACACAAAGCCCTATCTGCCATATATTCCGCAAATCTTCGAGAAAATCAAAGAGCTGCCCGGAACGCTCTCTAACATTTGGGAAACCGTCAAGGGCATCCCTGCCGCCATTGCGGAGAAGATAGGCGCTTTCTTTACTACGCTTTGGGGCTGGCTGCAAAGCATCATCGACGCAATCAAGGCCCTGCCCGCTGCCATTGCCGAAAAGATAGGCGCTCTTTTCAAACCGGATGAAGCGCTGCTTACGGAGATAACCGACAATTTCAAGGGTAAATTCGGCTTCTTCTCCACGTTGAAGCAGTTCGGCAGTGACCTCTTTGGCATGACGCCGGAGACCGAGCCGCCCGTGATATGGGTACATTTGGAAAATGCGGAAAGTAAGTTCGGCTACAATTACGGAGATAAGCAAAAGATTTTTGATATGACATGGTATCAAAAATATAAGGCTTCGGTGGATGGCCTGCTTTCCGGCTTCCTGTGGCTCGGCTATCTGTGGCTGCTCTTCAAACGCGCTCCGGCTATTCTTAACGGTATGCAGCTTTCTAATGATGAAGCTCGCGCTTCGGCTGATGTTAGCTCCGCTCCGAGACTTGGGAGCGGTGACGGATTCTATTTAGGGGGTAAACGTGAATGATAGTAACTGCTGTTATTACTGCTATTTGGAATTTGGTGCAGCCGATTCTAAACCGTGTGCCGGAAATCAGCATCGACTATGCTGGCGTTTCTTCCTCATCCATTTATCAATGGCTTCGTGCTGCCCTTTATTTCTTTCCGATGAATACCGTGCTTGCTATCTGTGGCCTTACCCTTGCCCTGTGGGTGCTGCGTGTTGTTATTGCGTTCCTGCACTCTCTGTGGGCTTCCCTGCCTATCGTGTAAGGGGGTGCTGCTGTGCAAGTTGTTCTCGATATCCTCAAAGCGTTCTTTATCATCATCAAATGGCCGCTTGCTGCTGTCGCTGCCGTGCTCGTCCTGCTCGGTCTGTGCTGCGCGATTTATGGCGTCATGGCCTACCGGAAAGGCTCGCGGTTGAAAAAGGGCGAGCATATCCACGTTCCGAAAGTCCCCTTTTGGAAAAACTTCTTTTATTATCTGCCGAAACAAATGGTTACGGATTATTTCGCTCGTGATCCCGAGTTTTTCCGTTATCAAGGCTGCATTGTCTTTACTGGCCGGCAGGGCTACGGCAAAACGATTGCCATGGCCGAACAGGCGCTCCGCTGGCGGAAAGAATACCCGCGGGCGAAGTGTATTACCAATTTCGCCCTGCAAGGTCAGAGCGCGAAACTGGACGATTGGCGGCTGCTGGTGGGCTATAAGAACGGCATACAAGGTGTGATAGCCTGCATCGACGAGATGCAAAACTGGTTTAGCTCCAACCAGTCTAAAAATTTCCCACCTGAGATGTTGGAAGTCATTACACAGAACCGGAAGAACCGGCGCGTTATCATGGGTACGGCTCAGAGCTTCAACCGCCTTGCGAAGCCTATCCGCGAGCAGGCCACCGAGGTCAGGCGTTGCTATACGTTCTTCGGCTGCCTTACGTTCGTGCATTGCGTCTACCCTGACTTGGATAGTAACGGCGATGTGTGCGAGTGGAAGCATAGGGGCTGGTATTACTTCGTTCATAACAAAGAGCTGCGCGAGAGCTACGATACTTGGAAAGTCATTGAAGCCCTCAAGGATTCCGGCTTTCAGGATAGGAGCATAGGTGCACAGCAATGAGAGCGAAGCTATAGACCGAAAGGCGCGGGTAGGGTGCTCCGCTCCCCTCCTGCCCTCGGCGGCTTTGCAGGGGGACTCAGAGCGCGCCCGAGGTGGCGCGTTAAAAACCGCACGCCGATCAGATGCCGCGCGCACAGCGAAGCGTGGCGCGGCTCTGGCGGCGTGCGTTTCCCTCGTCCCCGCGCGTCAGCGCGGAAAAGGAACTATCCCTATCTATCGTAATACATAGGGATAGTTCCCTGTGAGTGTGCATTGACAATCAAATAAGGGAGAAAAATCATGCTCTATAATCGGCATATCATTGACCATGATATGGTCTATTCTATCGATTTCCTGCAAATAGATTTCGGCCTTGCGTGCTTGGCTGATGATGTTGTTACCTTGCTCTTCGGCTCTTTGGAGTTTGAGAAGGTACGGCACTTTGGCAAGCTCGATTTTGATTCCGGCATTAAGCACTTGGCGAAGTATGATTTGCACTGGTGGCAGTTCGACGGTTTTCATGTTGAGGTTTGGCCGCGCTCCTCGTTCCGTGATATTGGCATAGATAGGCCGGACGCTGACGGAGATATGCAAAAAACAAGCGCTATCATCAAGGAAGTTCATTGGTTTCTTCGGATGAAATTTAATCCGAACAAGAACTATGATAATCCGGCTCTGAAAAATGTGCTCCGTTTCCTCGTCCGTTGCGGCTGGGTGAACGCCTGGCATTTTTCGCGTGTAGACTATGCGCTCGACGTGCAAGGCCCTCTGAGCGCGTTCTATGTCCTTTCTCGCAAGACGGAGACGAATTTCGGCACAACGCGCTATTATGGCATTCGTGGCTCGTCCGGCTATCTGCGCGTGTATGATAAGCGGCAGGAGCAGAAAGACAAGGCTGGTGAGGATATCGGCTTTGAGTGGACGCGCTTCGAGTGGGAACAGCGAGGAAACCGAGATTTCGATTTTACCTTTGACCAATTCAGCCGAATGGACATGAGCGGCATAGACGGTGCTGGCCGCTGCTTGCAGTACGTTGCTCCGGAGAATATCAATCAAGCGTTGCTCTGCTTTAGCCGGAATATCCGCGCAAAATACAGAGAAAAGCTCTTCTCCCCTGTCACGGTAAAGAAAGAGCTTTTCAAAGAATTGCTTGACCAATACGTCAAGGAATATAGCTTGTCAGGTATGCGTGTTTTCACGGATTCGCAGCTATGGGCCTTAGAACAAAATCAGGATTGCATATAA